AGAAAAAGGTAATATTTTATTCTCATGTATTGATGAGTATGATTATATAAATATTAATAATATAGATAATTATGAAGTTCTTAAGCAAAAAAACGAATATGTCCCATTAAATATATTTTCTATATACTAAAATAAATTATACTATTATATATTACTTGAACACCTAAGAAATACTACTAAATGAAGTATGTGTAAACTCTAATCTAACAGGTAAACCTTTGTCTGTATTTAATTCAACACCATGAGAATAAAACTCATCTCTATAATCCCACTCATGTAAATCAGCTACATCATCAACTGAATATAAAGAGTCACTAGGTAGAATAGGTTCTGCTTCAACAAAAGCATCAATAACACTAGTAGTTATACCACTCATCTTACCATGCTTAGACCTTATTGATGAATTCTCACTACGTATTGCAGTTAGACGTACCTCTTTATGTACGTCTAAGTCTAAACTGTTATTATAAACACTATTAATATCACGTGTAATAGAGCCAATGCCTTTATTATTATACGTATCTAAATACTCACCAGTGTCAGCCTTTTTATAACTACTATCTGTTAAACTATCATTCCCATCAACAGAAAACTTATGCGTTAACACAGAAATAGGTAACGTAGAACATGCCATATTCATAATATATTCGTTATTTGTAATATTAGTCAAATGACCACTATGATATCTACGACCTCTAGTCTCACTATGAATAAGAATATCCCAAAGTTCTTCCATATCAACTAACATATCTATCTCATAAGTGAAATCTATGTCAGTATCCCTATCATATGGTGGATTTTCTTCAAACACATTCTTAGGATATATCCTCATTTTCTTGTAGAAAGATAATTCATTAAAAGAACCTATCTCTAAATTATCTATCCCATCATTAGGAGAGAATGATGACTCAATCTGAAATATATACTTCCTACCAGCAGGTGTTACCTCATAAATCCTACGCTTTACTTCTTTAGTTAAATTAGGAACAGACAATAATATAATACCAGGCATATATGTTTTTCCATCTTCAAATACATGTGTACTTGAAAACTTAGATATGCTATGCCTAAAGATTTTATCACGTGGTAACTCAAAGGTAGCAACCTGTGATGGTTGATAATAACCAGGAATCCATAAATCACCACCAACCCAACCAACATTATCGCCCCATGTTGCGGCGTCTATAATTGATTTTTTAGAACCCCTCTGCTCCCAAATGTTAAACATACGCATTGAAAGTTCTCTATTGAAATCATTCTTAGCTAAATGTTGATAAGTATAATTATTAAAAGCACCCAAAGACTGTAGAAACTTCATAGGTACTTTATCATTATTAATTAATGAGGTGAAATTCCGTATGTTCTCTTCATTAATATCAAACTGTTGTGTTAACAAGTAGAAGAAAACTAAGAAATTTTCATTCTCTCTATACTTCTCAGGTATTAAAGTCATGTATTTACTATTTTTTATTCTATCAATTAGCTTCATACATAACCCCTACAATTCTTCTACAACCCTAACTGTTACCTTACCCAATTTAGGGAATTGTATATTACCAACCTCAATATCTTTATTAGGTGTTCTAACTACTACGTCTTTAATATAAGGAGAATAAGCCTTAACCCTAGATGTCATAAGTGAATAAGATATGTCTCTACCAAAAGACATATTCTCAGCACGATATGTCATATACAAGTATGATGCTATCTCAGACCTAAGCCTTTCTCTAGCTGTCTCATTATCTAATGTTAATACAACGTCAACATCAATATTAAAGTCAACACTCTCAACTTCTAACACATGAACAGTTACATCAGCAATAGCCTTAGACATTAACTCTTTCTTTAACTTTTCTCGTGTCAATTCACCTAAAGACTCACCCAAAGTATTAACTGCCCACACCTTAACAATATAAGGTTCGTTAACATAATCAGAATACTTCCAATCTTTAACGACAGCTTGAAACACATAAGGCTGTTCATATACTGCCGTCTCAAAATCCTCTAAAGTAATATACCTATCCATTGTGATAGCATTACGTCTAGCAAGCACTTTCATGTTTTGTAAATCAGCACTACTAGGCGAGTTTGATGCATCATATGATTTTGTTGTATTATATATCCTTTGTACATCTTGAATATTCATATTAATAGTATCTATTACATCCATATCAATAATACCATTAATACCATTTGTTGTTACAAAATTAATATCTAAACTCTCACCATCTTCAATTAACTGTAGAAAGTTTACAGACATTAATACATATACCTGACCATCACTATCAACATGAACAGAATACCATCTACCACCCTCATATTTTAGTAATGCATCATCGCACTCTTTCCATACATTACCATGTTGTACTATTTCAACAGAACCATCTGAAACATTCTTATATCCCAAATAGATACGTCTTGAAATATCACCATCAACATTCTTATTATTAGTGAAATCATCCTTAGACCACGTGATAGACCTTGCCACACCTTCCATAACTGGAATATCGATGTAATCAAACTGACCACTACGTGTAATTGTATCTTTAGCTACAAAGTTTACAATACTAGAATTAATACTACTCGTAAAAGAAGTATATTTAGGTATAGTAATCTCCCTATCATCATTATTAACAAATACAATCCTTACCTTACACTCAGATGATTTTGCTAATGGTATTCTATAATTCATAGAACGTAGTAACGCTCGTACATTTTTATCTTGAACAGCTGTATCTAAATATGTCTCAAAAGCCTGTGCATCAAGATAAAAGTTTTGCATATCTTGTACACCAGCCATTAACTCAATAAGTGTAATACCTAAGTCAGATTCATTAAAATCTGTCCACTTATCTGTCAACTTAGGTATAGCGTTAATCAATTCTTTACGAATACTAACAATATCCCTATTTGTATAAGACAATGTGTTATTACTATTAGCCAAAAACTAACCCCCTTTCTAGTATGATGTAGTACTAACAGCACCACCAAATTCATACATATCTACACCATCAATCGTCCTATTGAATGGATATACATATGAACCTATGATATTACTATTAGCTAACCTATATGTTATATGCACTGGTACGATATTTGAATCTTCCCAATTATTACCAATACTAACATCCTCTACAACAATTCTTTTCTCCCAATTACCTAAAGCTTCCTTTACGTAAATTGAAACTAAATCATGTGCTACAAATCTATTTTGCTCAAATACAACTAAATGTAATCGACTACCAAACTCAGGTAGGAAGAACCTCTCCCCAACCCTTGTAGATAGTATAGTGTAGATACTTTCATTAATCTTATCCTCACCACTAATTACATTTGTTATACCCTTACCATCTCGTAAATTCTGTTTAAATGTTTTTGATAGGGATAATCCACTACCAGCTATTGTATCTTTAAATTCCTCGTTATAATAAAAAGCCATATTATCACCTATACCTCTCCCATTAATATATAATTAATTCATATAGTGAAATTAACACAAAAAATAGCGTACACATATATAAAAACGTGTACGCTATTTTAAGGATTGTATTATGTTATATAATCGAAAGGAGCGAGGAGTTCGTTCGGAGAACTCCTCATAGTTAAGAAAAATGAAAAGAAAAACTTAACTACAAACAAATTATAACATAAAAATATATGTATGTAAATACCTACTCTATAATCTTGATACTACCAGCTTGCATACGAATACTGTTAGAGTTAACTTTAAATGAACTAGATTTAACATTAACGCTATCAGCTTTCATAGTGATAGAGTCAGACAATGTAATAGTGGCTCCACTTGCTTTTAACACAATATCACCACTATCAGGTATGACTTGAATACCCCTACCACCTTCATATCCTATATCAATCTTACCATTATGTATCTTAACTAATACATTATTTTCACCCTCCATGAGAATAAACTCTTTACCCTCAGCAGAAGAAATCTTAAATTTCTGGTCATTAGCATCCTCGATACCTACTGAATTTGTTTTTTCATCTGTATCGAAATATAACATAGAACCATGCCTAGATTTATATATCATCTTATGTGTAGGAGATTCACGTTGAGATTCCAAAGGAACTTCATTAGCACCAACTACACCACTCCAAACACCAGTAGTCTTATCACTACCATATCTCTTCTCTAATGTAGAATCAGTGCCAAAAACAGAACCCAAATATACAGGTTTATTTGAATCCATATCTTCAAACATCACCCACACATACTCACCTATCTCAGGTATGATGAAAGAACCATAGTTGTAACCACCACCAATAGATGAACAATAACTTGCCCACGGAAGTGATTCAGTAGCAGTACCACCACTAGCAACAGTACGATGTATCATAGGCACACGTACCTGTACCCTACCAATACCCAAAGGGTCTACATTATTCTCAACCCTAGCACGGAATATACCACCTAACTCTGTAGGTGCTTGTAGACTCCCATAAAAGTCATTACTATTTATAGCCATAGAGTATTAACCCCTGTAACCACCATTATCTTTAGCACCACCAGGATTATCCTCATTCCACTCTTTTCCGTCCATGCAGATATCAATATGGTTATATTCATAGTTCATTCCTAATCCCAAAGACCTACCATATTCAATAAATTCAACACACAAAGAACCCCAAGAACTTTCGTCAGGAGTAACAATCCAACCACCTGTCAAACCTTCCGGACCACCCCAATCGTTAACATCAATTTTCCACCCAGTAGCATGACTATGCTCACCAGCTGCGTGGTCACCATTAGTACCCGCTGTACATACTAGCTTCTTACCAGTCCTATCAAAGAACCATTTACCTAAATCTTCTAAAGCGTTTGGCACACCAGCTATACACCCTTCTAATGTAACCCAAGGGCCCTGTTTAACCCAATACTTACCATCTGTATCACTAATTTTATTTTCGTCCAATTTCTTAGCACCTTCACCTTTCAATTTCTTCTTAGCTTGGTCACTATTTTTCTGTAAATCTAAACTCGTAGTAAACATACCATCTGAAATAGTATCTGTAATACCTTGAATATGATATACACCACTTGTATGATGTAAAAAACCAAATTTAGTATACACAGCAATTTTTATATGACCATTAAACTTAACTTTAGTGTTACCCATTATTTCTAGACTAGCACCATATACTGAACTAAAGTACCTAGACCACATACTAGCGGCAGATGATTCTAAATTCTTAAATGAAGAACCACTCATGCCTAGAACAACACCAACACCAGTAGAACTATCTGCCCTATCTTTATAAGCATCGCTGGCTAAACTACCACCAATACCCTCAATAGTACATTCTAGCATCTCATTCCTAACAGAATCGATGCTTAATGCATTTGTAGGTACTTTATCTGTAGCAATCTTATCAGACTCAAACTCAGGTGAGAAACTAATAACTTGACTATCTCGCCTACCTGTGTAAATCTCAAATTCACCACAAATCTCCATCTTTTGCTTTTTGCCACCAAAAGTAATAGAGCGTACACCTTTTTTCATCTCTTCATCAGTGATACCATCTTTACCAATATCTACCTTAGCACCATTTGTAGCGTTGTTTAAAGCACCATTTAACCCTGTAACACCACTAGCAACATCTTTAGGTAAATTAGCTTTAAGAACCTCACTAGTAGAAGTATTAGATATACCTGTAGTTGATGCAATAATACCACCCAAAGAACCCTCTTTAGTTAGTTGAGGTAATCGTTCTTGAATGATACCACCAATACCACTATTAGTATCAAAAATCTTAGTACCTATTTGACCTTTGTTGACAATATCTAACATAGAACTAGCACTATCAATGTATTTAGATATTTAAGACTTCTTACCCAACACATCAGATAAATTGCGAATAGCACCACTTATACTAGTTACGTCTTTATTACCACTCAAAGCACTATAAATACTTTGTGCTGTATCTACATACTTCTGTACTTTTTCTACTTTTTCTTTACCAACAACACTTGCTAATAAGTCTTTAGCCATAAATTTAGTATCTTTAATATCAAAGTACTCTTTATTCTTATAAATCTCAACTAAAGCCTTAGCAGTAGAAACATACTTATCTAATTTTGTATTATCGATACCTAACTCTTTAGATAACAAAGATTCTATCTCTGTGTAATCACCACTCTTAATCTTATCTTTATCTAAAAACATTACAGACGTTATCTTATCTTTAATTTTTTGAACATTCGCACTCTGATTAGGTAATAACTTACCAACGATACTATCAGCTATACCACCATATAACTCAACTTTATTAGTAGTTTTGTTATTTAGTACCTTATCTCTATTTTCTGATATTAGTTTAATAGCATCTGTAACAGTAGATGATATTTTAGCTACATCTTTATTTCCACCAAATAATTTTTCAACAGCACCAACATATGTATCTATTGACTTTTTATCGCCTTTAACACTACCTGTGAAATTATTCACTAAATCCACATACTTAGTAACGTCATCTGATATCTTATCTTTTCCAATAACTTTAAGAAAAGCCTTAGTAATATTATTAATGTCTGGCTTCTCTTTTAAAGCTAATGCAGTAGAAACAGTTTTATTTAAATCTAACCCTAAAACATCATGATGTACTGTGTTATCTCTTACAGATAAAAGATATGTCTCATACTGTTTTAACTCAGAAATTAACTCAGCAATATCACTATTATCAGCTTCAGCAATAGCAACAGCTAGATACTTTGTGATTGTATCTTCTAAGAAAGCATCGTCACCGCACATTTCATCATCTGAAACACTACCTTGATATGCAGAATGACTTAACATATCAGGTACACTATGCGTAGTAAACTCTACACCATTAATAACTCTACCCTTATTAGCAATATCTCTACTAGAAACTGTCTCAACTTGTATATCCTTATAGTACACAATCCTACTATAAACATCTTGCATTAATCGTTTATTATAAGAAATGCCATCAGACTTAGTGTTATTACTTTTCAAAGATAGTAGTATTGAGTTATAGATATCAACATAATGCAACTCTCTACATTTATTCTGCTTTATAGCACGGTTAAACGCAAAAATCTTACTATTCTTAATAGTAGATTTAACCATGAATACAGGTAGTACAGATACTACAAAGAATTGAACACCAATACTTTCAAACTCTTTTGCTAACTGATTGTAATACTCAACATAATTAATGATATTATCTAAATCATTAAGACCTAACATCATGTAAACCCTACTACCCAATGTAGTTAATGATTTAATCTTATCTATGTTATCTTTTAACCACCTATAGTTAGCATTATCATCGTACACATAGACTATATCTTTATTATTAGGTACTGATTCACTTAAATCCTTAACCCTAACATCACCAACAAAGATAACCTTGCCACTACCTGTAACACTAACATTACTTGAAGTATTAGAACCTAAAACAGGAGTGGATACACCCATAACTTTTAAATATGCATCACCACTCGTATTCCCCTGTGCATTAGCCGTAGTTGTAGACGTTGAAGTTGTATTTTCTTCCATTTTCTTGTATGTAACAACAGTCATATCACCATACATCTCATTAGGAACAAAGTATGCTTTTTCTACACCATCAACAACTTGTGTAAAATACCTATACCCAGGCTTATCAGAATCTAAAGGTTCAGACTTCTCTAATAACTCATCAGAAATAAATTCCCTCATGTTCTTAGTCTCAGTCTTGAACTCTTTAGGTTTACCATCCTCACCCAAAATAGGTTTTGTTTCTACAATACGGCCAATCTCAATACCAGCTTTTTGACACATTGCTCGTACAATTTCAGATGGTTTACCACCATATGTAGCAACATCAAATGTCATATTCAACTTTTGTGTAGAAGTAACATCAGCTTCAGCCACACAGTTTAATGTTAATGTTAATGCTGGCCCCTCAAAATTTAATGTATACTTTAAAGCCTTACCAATTAAAGAAATGTCTTCAATTACCTGACCTTTTCTATTACACCAACCATACCTACATCTAACATTACCCTCTTGTTTAGCCTTAACATTCTTTTTAGTACCCTCTTTATGGTCTTTATCTTTTTTCTCATCCTCTTTTGTATAGGTATTTGACTTTTCAGCCTCTTCGTCTTTCTTTTTTTCCTCAGACTGTTTCCATTCTATATTACCTTTAGTAACATCATTACCTGTATCTTTTAGTTGTTTAGCTGTTTTCCAATTCTTACCCACAGGTATAGCATTAGCCAACAACTCCTCAATACGAAGTGCTGTATCGTCATATAATTCTATATCAAACGTAGAACCAGATAAGTCTTGATTAGACTTACCTTTACGTTCTACATTCAAACTCATCACAGACTCATTATAATCTTTATTACCAAAGTATGATATATTATGACCATCTATAGTTAAATCGATAAAAGCATATAGAGGTTGATGACCACTCAAATCCCTTGTTATTTGACTCTCTTTAAACTCACTCATATCTGAATAGCACCTGTATCATATATTGATTCAATAGCTGGTATTCTAAGAACAACACCAGCCGGTATGTCTAATGGATTATCAATCCGATTCATAACTGCGATTGCCCAATACATTAAAGGTGTACCATAGAATTTATTAGATATCAAATCCAGCCTATTCTCATAACCCTTTTCTACTGAATAATATATGTCCCTATTACTTTCCCTAATCTCTATCTTATTAGGAGTCTCAATGTATGTATTCCCATCTAAATTTACTAACCTCTTTAAGTTAGAATATCTCGATATCTTATCTTGTCTACTTTTAAATGATTGTGTTATCTCAGTTTTAATCAATGACGGCTTATTCATTAACACACCTACCTAACAGGCCCTTCATCAAACACATTATCAGCTTGCATTAATGACCTTGCCCTAATCTCTGTAAAACTAAAACTTATTTGAACATCAGAATATGTAGGAGAACTATTGCCACCTAATGACTCACTATCAAGTGTATCGCCTAAGATAGTGCCAGCGGCACCACCCCATTCAATACTAACTGAGTTTACAATAGCAGTAATATTAATCATAGCACCAAATCTAACATAACAATAAGGTGGTGTAACTAAACTACCTGTATACTTAGGATATACTAATTTTTTACACTCTAATACAACATTCTCCATATCAGGTACAATATCCTTATGAAGTGTAACACTATA